CCACCAACTGCTTTTAGTCCGGCTTGGAAATATCCAGGATCTGCACTATCAAGTTTAACTCTATCTATAAAATATGCAACTGCGCATTGAGCAGATACAGTTATGTCTGTGTTTAATAAATCTGGTTGACTTAAAATATCAACACGAGCTAGGGCTGCATACTTAGTATAGTTTGCTCTTCCAGTGATCTGTATGAAACCACGACCATAGAATTTTCCACCATCACCCGCTATCGTATTACCTAAGGCTCCACCGTTATTCTCAGGAGCATATACAAAATCAAAGAACGACTCACGAGTTCCTTTCCATCTTGCGTACTTGGTTACTGCATCTGGTCTATTCTTAAATGTCTTAGAGAATACTGATACGAGAGCGTCTGCTGAATAACTATATCCTTCAGATTGAGGAATCCATCCAGATTCTCCTCCAGCGATACCAAGTATAGTTGCTCTTCCATATTTGCCAGTAATACCTGCTTGTGTCATTGCTGCATTTAACGCATCTATTCCAGGTTTTGCTGAAGCTGGTGGTGGTTTTCCACTTTTTGCTGGAACATCTGCTACTACTTGCGCATTTGAAACTGGTGTATCAGTAGAACCAGTTCCAGTAGTGATTGGATTACCATTTCCATCAGTCACTACAGATCCATCACTACTTACCAACACATCTCCACTTGGAGTAGCTTCTGTCTTTGCTTTTACTGAATCGATTGAGATACTCTCATCATCGTCTTCATCAACACTTCTTGATTCAGATTGCGGAATTCCTCCAATGCTACCAATAATAATAGGTTGCTGTTGATCTTCGTCCCTGAACATTACGATGACCCAAGTACCTTCTACAACACCGACTGGGCTTGAACCAATACCACTTATCGCAGCTGAAGTGATAGGCTGCATTGGATACGCCCACGGTAGGTCTTCAGTAGGTAGTGTCGTCTTATCATGTGTGTGTATTCCCACAATACGCACTTGGCATCGACCAAGTTTTAATGGATCTTTTCTATTCTCAACACATCCTGTAAATAAACTCATATCACCTCTTATTGATTGCTTAAATTGATTAACACAGAGTTTTTAACCAATTCAATGTTACACGTATGATTTTCTCTATTAATAACGTGACTTATTGCAGAAATTAAATAATTACCTGAAAGAATCTTATCTCTTGTATCCGGATCTTGTCTAGTAATCTGTGTTACTTTAGGAATAGTTACTTCTACAATCTGTCCAACAGTATAATCAGTTCTTCCAAAAACTTGTATGTTTATCTTATACTTGCTAAGTCCTTGAAAGAATGACATTCTTTTTTGAATTATTTTAGTATTAGTCACATCTGCAAAATTATTAAAGTTTGCGTAATGTCTAGGCATAAGTAACATAGTACTAGCACTATTAGCATTTCCATATTTAGAATACGCCGGGTTTGGATTCAATAGTGTTGGAGGCTTAGGATCCTTCTTTACACTATAATCCTTTACTGTGTATTTTTTAGTAAGAATATCATGTGTTATTAGTCTAGATTTCAATCTTCCAGATTGAATTTCAGTGATATAATCAGTAAGAACTGGGACACTAAGTTGCAGAATTCTCTTATAATCTTCCTTAGGATCTCTAACGCTCTCTGCAGAATTTCCAACTGATGTTCTAGTATAATTGTCTTTTATAAACTTATGATATGGTTGAGCAGATAATAATGAATCTATAGATCTAAAATTAAATCCATCTCTGTTTTCATAGAAAAGATAGGTTGGAGATCCTGCTGAATTAGTAGCAGCTGATGCTAAATAATTTAAACACTTGCTTGGTGTCCAGAAATTAGATGTAAATTTAGTTGTATTGCCCGTGGTTTCAACGTTCATTTTCTTTTTAGTATTAAATCCATCTTTTTCAAAAATCTTAAACGCGTTTTCTCCAATATTTCCAGAGAATGCTTTACTTATTTTTGTATTTGCGTCAGATATAAATTCTTCAGAAATACACTTAATAGCATATACTACTTCTCTTTCACTACTATATTCGCGATCAGTTATTTTATAGATGTAAAATCTACCTTTGATATGCTGTTCCATAGTTGGAGTAAGAATATCAATGTCGACGTATTCTTCTCCAACAAATGGAAATAAATTTATATAGTCTATAGATTCGCGAATAACAATAGATATTGTCGTGAAAGATGCAAATAAATCTTCGTATATTTCAACGAGAACTACCTGATTTGTTATGTTTGCAACTTGCCCATTAAGCGAACTTAATAGAATCTGTTTTAGCTGAACATCGCCAGCAAATCTTATTGCAGAAGTGCTATTCTGCATATTATGCTATCAATGATTGAAATTCATTAATGATCTGATCTATTAATCCGGCTGATATAAGCTTTATAGTTCGTTTAGATTCATTAACTTTTATTTCGTACATGGAATTAGTAATAATATCATATTGATCATTTATAGTATATCCATTTGTTGGTAAAGCAAAATTAACAATATACTCATAAACCATTTTCTGCGATATAATATCAAATCTTATACCGCGAACTACACAAGTATCTCCATTAATGAATCTACCATAATCATTAAGAACTCCTACAGTTTTATTGACTAAATCTATACTGGTTATTCTACAATTAGCATTGTTTGAAGTTATAATATCATTAACTTTTAGAAGTGGCAAAATTGCTGATGGTATCTTCATTATAGCTATAGCTTCACTAATAATACCATTTAATTCATAGTGATGAACTTGATCTAGATTATTTGCGCCATAAGTTTGTTCTAAGTGTTGCTGCAATTCTAAACTAGACATTGGAAAGTCTTTTAAATAATCATAGCGCTGATTCACAAGCATGATTATCCAATGTAATTCTGGATTACCATATACTTTTTCAGCAATGATCTCAGGAGTCTCACCTTCTTTAATATCATACTCTTCATAGAGTGTAATATTTTCTAATACTGCTTTACGAACTCTAACATTGTTGGTGATATCTGTTAAAATCTGCAATGACGTAGACGTATTGTCCTGAGGAAAATCATAAAATATCTTAGGGAAATTTGTAAAATACATATTAGGTATACTTTTCGATAGTTTCTTTTGACAAGAGTTGTAGTTCTTTGAAAGTCAAAGACAGAGTTATCTGTGTTGGCATTCCATTGTCGAATGTACTAAAAACTCCATTAGGCGTATAGTTGACGTTTACTTCAGTTAGTACGCATGAAGTATGTCTATGAATATTTAAATTCTCTGTACTACCTTTATAATAAGTAATGTCAAATTCAGATGGGTAGATGTACAAAAACGCATCACTACTCTTAAATTCAGGATGCATGTGATATTTAAATGCTCTGATGATATTCAATACATTTTGAGATTCACCTTCAGACTGTGGAGCAAAGTTATATTCAAAAGAAAATGTTCTAAAGTCAATCCCTTTGAAGGCCTGTTCTTTCTTAGGATTAGCAGCTAATCCAGCAGCAATACCTAGTTCCTTACCAAACTGACCTTTCTCAAGAGCAAGAGCGGCCGCTATTTCTCCAGCAAGTCCGGTTACGCCTTTCAATCCACGCGCTACTGTTTGAGCACCTTTAGCAGCGGCAGAAAACGTTGCGGTTTCTTCTTCTGCATATGACGCTGAATAACGAATGCCTAATTGATTTGGAATATACAGTGCAATAGCAGCATTTAATCTTTTCTGAGGTCTAGAAAATGTAGGTTCCTTTGTTTCTCCGGGTGGAACTTCAGCGTTATTTGCTTGAAGTGCAATAGCAGCACCACCGGCAACTCCAACAGCACCACCAGCTGCTGCTCCTAAAAGTGCTTGCTTACTAACGATTCCTCCAGCAATTGCTCCTTTAATTGCTGCGCCACCACCAGCGGCAGTAATTGCAACTCCAGTAGATACTTCTGTACCAACTAGATCTCCACGCATATCTCTTTGTACACCAGTAACAACGCCGACTTCACTTCCAGTCTTAAATACTCGAGAATCAACTGAAGTATTGATGTAGAAAATAACTCTATTCTCTCCATATTTGGGGTTGTTCATTAAATCTTGTGGATATGATAAACCAGTTGTACTATACTTATCACTAAGAGTAGATGCAATATAGTCAAATTTTGGAGCGAATTTAGCAGTTCCAGAACCAATTTGTTGGGTCCATACATCTGCACTAGCTTGTTGCTCAAATCTACGGAAGTCTGCTTGTGACATGGGTATAAATATTGTATGTTAGTCTTATTGTTATTTATATAGATGTATCACAAACGAAAATATCAACCGATGTTTCCAGAGAAATATACCGGAGATCCGTCTAATATTGTGATGCGTTCAAGTTGGGAAACTCGGTTTGCTATCTGGTGTGATAAGAATCCACAAATTAAGAAGTGGAGTTCTGAAGAAACTGTAGTACCATATGTTTCACCTGTTGATGCAAGACCTCATAGATATTTTGTTGACTTTAAAGTACAGACTTCAAGTGGAAAAACGTATTTAGTGGAGATCAAGCCAAAGCAACAGACGTTTCCTCCTCAAGGAACGCGAAAGACAAAGCGTTATTTAACAGAGGTTAGTACTTATTTAGTAAATCAGGCAAAGTGGGAATACGCAACGAGATACGCAAAGGAAAGAGGCTGGGAATTTATAGTCTTAACAGAAGATGATCTAGGAATATAAATGAGCGATAATTTAGAAACAATCTTTCA